TAACTACAGCTGAGCGAAAAGCTCAAAGTAAAGTACAATCAAAAGCCTTCGCATCATTTATGCGATCACCTGATATTCAGGAGAGATTTGCTGCTGGTGAAGACAAGAAGGATATTTGTCAAGATATATTTATGAAGAAAACTAAAGAAATTTCTAAGATGACCGAAGCTTCAGATACTGTTGTGAATCAAAAATTGGAAGTACGTAAGGTGAGACAAAAGTCTGTGATGCGAGAGAGATCAATAAAGCAGGAAAGAAATGATTATGATTGCTTCATTCCTGAGAGCTGGGCTACAGTTGTAAATACTGCAGCTTTCCCTTTATTTCTTGTTTTGGTCTATTATCAATTGTTAAAACCTTGGTGGGAAAAATTTCAGCCTCAAGCTGATAAACTTACTAAGGAAGTTATGAAAACTATTGAGGATGCTAACAAAACACTTATTACAGTTAACAAGTCTGTTGAAGTTACTTCTAATGTGATTGATGATATGCAAGATATGTATTTTGGTAAAAATTGTAAGCCAGAATATAAAATTATGGCTATGGATATTAAAATTCTTATACATTGTATTTATGATGCTATAAACAAGGATTTTAAAGGTCTTATTCGTGGCTTATCTGACTTTTCATTACTACATCCTGAAATGATACAGCAGCTTATAGAGACTATTCATAATAACATGAACTATGTTGTAAAACGTGTCTCAAGTGTATCTTTTACGTGGCGAGGTAAGAAACAACGTGTCCGTGCTGATCAGTTTGAAGATTTTTTGAATAATCCTGATGAGAATGAAGTTATTCAAGATGAAGAATTTGAAACTCAGGGTTTTACTGAAGATTGTTTAGCTCCTTTTATGAGTATAATCAATGTTTTTCGTAGTGGATCTATGAGTCCTCAAGAAATGAGAGATGCAAATACTAGGTCACAATATGTCTTTTACAACTCTAAGTTTTGGACAGATCAATCTACCATGATAAAAGGAATTTCATCGTATATTGGTAGGGAATTATTTGATTATGATCCATTTAATCCTGGTCATTCTGAATTTACTCAAACAATAGTGTCAACTATTGAGTATATAGATCGAGTGATTTTGCGTGAAAATGACTTTGTTATAGATCTTGATCTATGTCGTGAGGTTATAAACAAACACCAAGAAGCTATTCTTAGTAAGAATAGTCCACGAATGGATACTATTTCCGGTGCGTTGCGAACTCACTTTAATCAGCGATTCTTAGTTTTAGAACGATTATCCTGTAAAGCAGATCCTATACTGAAAGGTATTTGTGAACGTATTGAACCCCAATCCTGTATGTGGATGGGTAGAGCAAAAGCTGGTAAAACTGCAGCAATGAAATATACCTGTAAGGCTTTAAGACACTTCGAAGGAAAAGTTTTTATGCCCACAGATATTTATACAATGAAGGCAGATAGTCCATATTGGGATGGTTATATGTATCATTGGTGTGTACAGCATGACGATATTTTTAAAGAATTGGATCCTATGACTAGACAAAATTCGGCTTGTCAGTTTATGGGTTGCATAGGTAATGCACCATACTTCTTAAATATGGCTGAGTGTGAAGCTAAAGGAAAAGTTGCTTTTAATTCATCGTATTACTTTTTAACAACAAATATTGGTTTGAAAGGTTATGCAACATGTAATTTGGTTGCGAATTTAGAAAATAATGAAGCCTTTTGGAGACGTGTTCATAACATACTTTATAAAGAAGAAAAGTTTGAACGTCCACAGAATATTTGGGAACAAAGATTTCGATTTGAAAAGTGTGAATATATGCCAGATGTTGTGGGACAATGGAAAACCATGAAAGAAATTGTTGAGATTCTATATAGATGCAGACAAAGACAAATTCGTGAGTACAATGATTTTACAATAACTCATGAACAGTTGGTTGCTCTGCATGCTGATTTTGTACCAGAATCTTATACTTCTTCTATGGACCTCTATATTAAGAAATATGCCAGCTTGTTTAAGTTACCATCTTTACCTATGATGTTTAAAGGTTTTTCAATTTTGGTTGGTGGTGCAGCACTATCATATGGTTTGTATCAAGTGTATGCTCGTTTTAATCCTCCACCAGATATTGTTAATGTAGAAAGTTATCCTGAAGAAGATTGGAATCAAAAGCGTGTTAAAGTTAAACCCAAATTGAGGAAACCCAAGATTATACAGGTAGATAGAACTTTTAGACATCAAAGTGATGGGTCTACTTTTGTCAAAGCTTGTGTGGCTTTGGCTCGAGGAGCAGTGTATATAGAGATACAAGCTAAAGATAGAGATCACACTCGTTTAGATAAATCACAAGGATTTCACTTGAAAGATGGTCTTATTGTTGCAACTGGACATGGTATATTACCATACAAAGATATGGATGTAGATATCTATGTTAAGTGGGCAACAGGTGAACAGAGATGGTCAATACCTACTGATTTTCTGAGAGCTACAGGCGAAGATTTGATAGTTTTTCCTTTAGAAATTAGAGCGAATTGTCCTAAGATGTGTTTTTCACATATTATAACTGAGGAAGCTATAACAGATATACCTGCTGGTGAAGCAATGTCTTTATTATTGGTTAATTCTGAAGGTGTTTGTTCAACCAAAAATGTTAATAAGCACTCAGAAGGCAATGATGTTCATTATGATTGTGATGAAACACATTATATTATCAGTAATCCAATAACTTACTTTGGTAATACTGCTGGTGGTGAATCAGGGGCTTTATTAGTACGTTGTGGACATCAAGGTCGTCCCTTTATAGTTGGTATGCATGCTGGTAAGAAGACAACCAAAACAACAGAATTTGCTGCTGCAATTCCTTTATCTCAAGAATCATTTAAAGAAATCTTAGAGATGAGTTTAGAATTTTTCAAACCCCAGAATTGTGCAACATTTCCTATGGAGATCCTGAGGGAGGTTCCTATGAGTGAAGCTCATTACCCACCTTTGAAGAATAGTATAAAACCTACTAGACTTTTTAATTGGCATGGTGATCCTCATAAAGTTCCAGCTAGAATGAGACCTTTTGTTCATAAGGAAAATGGAGAAACCGTTAATCCCCCTATAAAAGCTTTAACAAAATTAATTCAGGAACCAGAAACAGATGTTGCAATTCCTGAATCTGCTTTTAAGTGGTTTGAGAATATGTATTCATCTAGTGATGGTAGGGTTCTCACTTACGATGAAGCTTTAAATGGCATTCCAGGAAGAATTCCTAGTATAGTTCATTCAACTTCTCCTGGTTATCCTTATAATTTAAAGCATACACAAGGAAAAGCACCTTATATAGTTAAAAATGGTGATCGTATGGAATATCAACCTGAATTTAAAGTTGAACTTGAAAAATATCATGAGAAATTACAACGTCTTGAACAAATAGAAGCATATTTTTGTGTTATGTACAAAAATGAGTGTGTATCTTGGGAAAAGTATAATGATGGTCGTACTAGACTATTTGCTGCATCTCCATTGCATTACACAATCTTGGCTAGAATGTATTTTTTAGATTTTGCTATGTATGTACAATCAAAAGCTGCTACTCATCCAGTGAGTGTAGGTATTGATCCCCATTCTCTAGATTGGACAATTTTGTATAAGCGCCTCAAACGTAAGGGTTTATCTATAATATCAGGTGATTTTAAGAATTATGATGGTTCTATTAGACGCTCATTGATTCAAGCTTATTGTCGTGCAGTTAATAAATGGTATGATGATGGACCTATTAACGCTAGAATTCGCGAATTGTTGGTTGAATTATTATTTTCTTCAACTTTCATATTATATCAATTCATTTTTCAAGTTACTAGGGGAAATCCTTCAGGTAATCCCTTTACTTCTATTATGAATTCTGTATGTTTAATGTTTTTATTATACACTATTTTAACACTTTATTTTGGTCTTTCAGAAGAAGAATTTGAGTTAGCAGTGTATGGTGATGACAATTTAATTGCAATTGCTAGATTGGGTATAACTTGTGCTATGATTGCTAGTGCTATTTGGCAACATTTTGGTATGATATATACTCACTCATCTAAAAAAGAAGTGTATCAAGAAGATACTATGGAAACAATTGTCTATTTAGGACGCTTGTTTGCTTTGAGGAGCAGTGTTGTTATGGCACCTCTTAATGAAAATGTTATTATTGAGAGTACTTATTGGTATGCTAAGACAGAGGAGAGTATCGCCATAGTTTCCACACTTCAGTCATTCATGATTGAAGCATCACACTTATCTGAGCAAAGATTTGAAGAATTGCGTGATGAGTGTTTAGAAGCAGTTAAGGAACGAACTCCAGAATTGTATGATGTTGTGTGTAGACAGACTCATACTTACTCGTATTATTACAAGGCAAAGTACGTGCCAGGCATGCACGTGAATTTTAAGTTTAAAATTCAATCTCAACAGTCCAGCTTTATTGACGCTCAAGACTACCTTAACGGTGAAGGAAACTTCGAATGTCAATCGTGGAGACACACTAAATCTATTGTAGGTATTTTTCCTGAAAACAATGTTTCAGAAACCCGGAATGAGGATTTGACCAATCGTGGTCCAAATGAGACTGATGGCTCTCAAGAGGAACGTATTGGAGAATTTGTAGACGTAAATCCAGTAGCTTATTCAGCTTCTAGTATGTCTATCATGCAGACAATTCATGGTACGTTCAATATGGAACGTTATATTTTAGATCGTAATTTTACGAGAGAATATAATGTTGCTAATTATACTGTGACTTCTGGACAAGCATTAGGTTATCAAATTGGAGTTTTGAATTTTCCTTATGCTTTGTTCCAATTTCCTTTCATTCAAGCTATGATAGGTTATTTTATGTACTATCGTGCAGGAATTCGTATTTCTGTGCGTTCATCAGCAAGTAAGTTTGATTATGGATGTATTATGATCGATGATTATCCCTATAAAATGGGTGCAGATACAAATGCAGATACAATTTACACACGATCAGGTAGAGAACATGCTCTGTATTTTTGGGAACAAAGTGGCGCTCTTATTATGGATTTACCTTTTATTCATCCACAGAGAGCTTTGAACACTTTATCATACCAGGCTGATGAGATGCATTGTGTTACGTTTTCAGTTGTATCACCGTTAGCTAATATCAATGGAACTTCTGAAAGTGTTACACTTTCTGTTTTTGCTGAATTTATTGAACCTGAGGCTTACATGCCACTAAATGTTAATGATTTAAGTATTGGTGGAGCAGATCCTGGGTACACATTTGTTCCTCATTCTGAAGCAAATAATAAAGCGAAAAATAATAGTTTCTCTTCAACTTTTGAAACAGCTGCTAGAGTTGCAGGAAATATCATTGCACCACGGCTTACTAGAGGAATTATGGAAGTTAAAAGAGCCATGGGATTAGATAAACCTATGTCTGTTGATGTTAATAATACTCCGCGTATTAGTTATTTGCAGACCGATTTTTATGGTAAAGGTATATCACTTACTAAATGTGGTGGAGTTGATCCAGAGAATGCAGTATCTACAGATCCAATTATAGCTTCAAATTCTGATGATATGCTTATAGCTAAAATTGCAGGAACACCTCAGATGACACAAGCATTTAATTTGTATAGTACAACTTCGCCTTTTTCAGTAATTGATTTATGGAAAGATTCCGCTTATGAAAATTATGATGCTTTTATATCTAATATGTTTCGTTGGCGTTCTGGTGGTTACAAGTTCAAAATATATTTTTCCTGCTCACTAATGCATTCAGCAAGAATTGTGTTGTGGCTTGGAGTAACGACTGGATCCGGTAGTTCTGGCAATTGGCAAAACTGTTATCATAAATTTATTGAAGTATCTGGTACTACTGAAGCCTCCTTCTTTGTACCTTATCCTTACGGTGCTATTGTTCAAGCAACTACCACTGCTGCCAGTACTGGCTTTTCAATTTATGCTCAAGTTGTATCATGGTCACAACCAGTTTCTACTGCAACTACTCCTATTTATATGATTATTTATAAGAGTGCAGCGGAAGATGTTAAGTATTACGCTCCTATTAGTGTAGAATATACCTTTACTCCAGAATCGTTTCCTCGTAAGGATTTTTCTGTTCCTTTTGAACCATTTAATCCTTCTTTTACAGCTTATGCACATAAAGGAGTTGTTTGTGGAGAAGAAATCTTAACTCTTAGGGACATGTGTCATATAATGTGGGCTCAACAACCAGCTACAGCTGGGGCTTCTATTAATCCTTCACCAGTATGGACTTACGGTGTTTCGAATGTTGTACTCTCTGGCCCTCCATTGTTTGAACTTATGTTTCTTTTTAAACGTGGTTCTTATCGCTTAAAAGTTATTACTCAAGATGGCACTAGAAATGTAGCATGTATGATACATAATAGTGGTCAGTATGCGCCTACAGCTGATATGATTAATGGATCAGTACCTGTAATGGAAATGAGTATTCCTTTTTATACCTACAATGCTTTTCAAGCTATACGTTAAGATGCTGATGTTTATCCTAACATGATTACAGCAGCCAATGGTGGTGCTTCTACCTATTATTTACATGGGTGTGGTGATGATTTTTCACTCATGTATATTTTTCCTCCTCCTCCAGGATCTTTTTCATCCCCTGCCTCCACTTTAGGTTTTGTTGGCTTGCGTACCTTCTTTGCCTAAAACTTTGATTTATTTTTACTATGTTCGTGAATCAATTTTAATAATTAAAACATTTATTTTAGTCTAG